CAATCCACCCTTAGAGTGGTATTTCCTTTTATACGTTCATTATATGGGCAGTGAGCACACTTTCCACCACAACATGGACCTCTTTCTTTAAGATATTCTTTAGTAAACACAACTCTCCCATCTTCTAAATAGTAGTCTTTTCCTTCTACAAATTGTTTATCTTCCATTATATAGAATTTTTTCTATTCATTGATGAATGGACAATGATTTCTCCTTTCTTAAATAATCTATCAACACTAGTGATGTTTAGATTAAACATATTTGAAATTTCTAAAGATGTTAACGTAGGATATCTTTCTTTATATTCAAATATTAAAAGTTGAGTTTTGATTGTCATTGTTTCTAATTTGTTTTAATATTACACTCTCATCTTCATATACATATCTATACTTAGATTCTCTATATTGATCTAATATGAAAGCATTATCATGTTTAGTAAGTCTTCTAAAGAATATTCCTTTATCATTATGTGTTTCTACAGCTAGAATGAATCTGCTGTCATCATATCCACAAACTACACCAGAATAATTAGAATGAGTTACTACTTTTTCTTTATACAGGTTGAATAGGCGTTCCATCTTTACTTAGATTTAAAGTTTTTAATCTGTTCTCTAACTCATACTCCACCTTTAGAATAAAGTTGATTTTCTCTTCGAGTTCTTGATCAATAACCCTACCTACAAATGGCATCATATCATAAAGATTTGTATACACTCTAGCCATTCCATATTTAGTCTTTATTTGACTAAATTCAAATCCTGGAATCTTTATAAGATCATTAAATATTTGATCTACATATGCAAGTACAGAGGGCTCATTGATGTCCATACCATAGTGGTCTTCTTCAATGTATTCCTTATACTTCTCGTTAAATTCTTTGCTTGTTCTCATTGGTTTTTTAAATTGTAGGGAGACAAATATAATTCATCTCCCTGATTAATCCTAATTATTCTTCTACTATTTCCTCACCTGTCACTTCTATTTCTTCTAGAACAGGTGTTAGTTTGTTCTCTAAGATTTCAAAAGCTGCTTCTACACCAAAGTGTTCAGCTTCTTTTCTTGTCTTCCAAGACTTAGTCGTTGCTTCATTCCCAATTTTGATTGTAAATTCTCCATTAGGGTATAATGAAGTTTCTATCACTATACCATTTTCATCGAACACATCAAATAGTATTCTGACGTTCACATCAATCAACTTACCCACTTTATCATCTTCCACTCCTTCTTCAAGCATAAACTGCTTGAATTCCTCAGGAACGTTTTCATCTTTAAATGATTCTAACATTGTTCTCATAAACCAATCTTTAACTACCTTTTTAGCTAAAGGGTATTTTTCTAAAAGTTCTAATCCAGTCATATTATTTTGTTTTTAATTGTTTATTTAACATTTTTGCTGCATCAGCCCACCAGTCTCTTTCGAAATCAAGTTCACTAAGTGGATCTAAATCTTTACATGCATTGTGTCTAATATCATACATTAGACTTACTAGGCGACAAAACTCTGCAGCTTTTTCTGTCCCCACTTCTTCTATAATAACTTCTAACACTTCTCTGTTACACATATTTCTTTTATTTTATCAAGTTCTAAAATTTCTTTTTCTTCACTCCAACCTTCCCAAACTTCATAATCCTCTCCAACTATTGATTTAAAATCTATTCCAAGTTTTTCTTCCCAGAAGCTTACAAGGTCTTCAGCTTTGTTAAAGATTCTATATTGCAGAGATATCTCATCTTTGTGTAATCCATTTCTAGTAATCTTTACTATCTTTGGAAACATCTTTTGAAAGTTTGCAGATGTTTTTGAATATTTACCTTGTTTTACAAGTTCATAATCTCTGTTATATTTATTATCAAGTTGGTACACCACTACGACATATCCATCTTCATAATCATAGTCTTCTATGACAGCTTTTGTTCTCTCATATTCACTGTCTAGAAACTCTCTGAATTTATCTAAGTCAGTAGGTTTAAATAATAGATAAATAGATTCTTTGTATTGATCATCTCTTCTATTATCCTTTACATACGCATTGATAAATCCATTACCTTTAAGAGCATCCTTAGGTACCTTGAGAGTAGGTACCATAAAGATGCTAGTTATATTCTTTTTTATTTCCATGTTATCCTTTAATGTTTACAACTCCATTAGACAAATAGTTTTTGTGGCTTATAGTCCATGTACCAGTTGTTACACACCAAGACAATGCAGCAATAAGATCTCCCACACCAGGATATGTTCTACCCTTGTGTACAAAACCATGATAGGCATCTCCCATATCATCAATATCAAGAGTGTATATCAATGGTTGATAGTAGTTAGTGCTGTCACATACAATAAACTTTAGATATTCTACTACATATCCATAACATGAACTCTCTGGATCATCTACTAGTTTTAACATTGCATGATAGTATAGATAGGCTTGAATATATGCTCTTCTGTATAGATAGTATTCTTCATAGAAGTTTTCTACACTCCATGTGCACTTAAGATCATATGGTTGAACAATCTTCTTATCATGATCAATCACCACTTTATCCAACATACTCTTGAACTTATATCCATCAATTATATATCCTTCCACTTGCATCTGGTCTATGATTTCATATCTAGAGCTATTAGTTAGATTTACAATTGGTGCTGTTGTAGTATTGATTCTAAGCTGTTCTACAATTTTCTCAGCAATAGATATTTCCATTGTATTCACCACTGTCAAATTCTTGCTTCTAACAGTGCGTATTTCATTGTAATATATCTCAGCATCACTTCCTATAAATTTACTTATTACAGCCTCGTATTTGATCTTGAATCCAGAATCTTTATATGCTGCTTCTAATAATTCATTCATAGGTGTTTTCACTATACCATCTTCATCTGTAGCATCTCTTGTATGTTTATATAATGCTTCAACAAAATCTAACATCAATCCTGTTGGTGTAGAAGTACAAGATGACATATAAAACTTATCATCAAATAGATGAGGTTCCATAAGTAGGGTTTCGACTATGCGTCCCATATTAGCTGCTGAGCTATCTTTGTCTTCTACCTTCTCTCCAAGAATGTATTTCTTGTAATACTTCTTTCTGTCTTGAGAGAAATCTTTCAATGAACTTGAACTGTCCATTTCCACTGCTCTGTATTGAGCTTCTGTTTTTGCTGTTCCTTTTATCATAATGTTTGTTTAAATGCTTCTATAATTTGTGGATACAAAGCTCGTATCTCCCTTGGTACTCTATTGAAAAACCATCTCACTTCTAATTCATACTGATCACCATTTGGATCTAGTCCTTGTGGATGTATCAACCAGAAGTAATGATATTTTCCTTGATGCTCTATGTGGCCTTCATGCCACACTTCGTTAAACGAAGGCTCTTTATTAATCGTTATTGCATTTTTCATAGCTCTACTGTATCAGGATTCCAAGGATATCCATATATTCTATAACGTGAGTCACCTGTTCCAAACCATTGGGATATGGAATCTCTCTCACTAACAAGTTGTTCAGGAGTTAACGTCATTATATCTCCTTTATGCATAATCTCCATTTTTTCACCAAGTCTTATGCATTGTTTCACTTTTTCTTCTGGTACTTCAGCATTACCATTGTAAAGCTTTTTTGATTCTACTCTCATTTTGTTTTAATTTTAGATTGTTTTTCTTTTAATGTTTTTTTGTTGTGACATGTTTCACATAACACTTGTAGGTTGTCTTGCTCACAGAACAGTCTCTCCACAAATTGTGGTAAGTCTGTTGATGTATTCAGACTTCCTGCAGGAATTATATGATCTACATTGATATTCTTTTCAGGATGCCATGTTTTGCACTTCTTACATTGGTATTCGTACTTCTGACGTTTGTTATCACCCTTGTATAGTCTACGTGCATTCATTTTGCATACTGATATGGGTTTCCACCATCTACTCTTCTGTCTCAAAGCACTTCTGATGAATGACCAAAACATTGCTTCGCTCATTGTACCATCACATCTTGTCTTTGGGACCAACACTCTCTTTGCCATGTAATTATAATTAAGTTTCGTCCCCAAAATCCATAGAATAAGGGACGAATTGATTTAAATAGTCAATTGCTGATTTTAATACTGATACATTATCATTAGCGTTACCAAGAAGTATATTACATTTAGCACATAATAAACCTCTTACTTTTCCACTTGTGTGACAATGATCTATATATAAACCACCATGTTTTGATACTGTAGAATATTCTTTATTACATATTTTACATTTTTTATTTTGTAAAACATATAATTCTTCAACGTAGTTAGCATCTATACCATAAGTATTTATTGTATTTCTATTTTTACTTTTAGTATAATCATAAGTGTCTTTCTTTTGTTTATAATTACAGACCTTACAATAATGATGAACTCCTAATCTTCCATTTTTATCTTTTGTAAAGTTAGATAAATCTTTCTCTTCTTTACACTTACTACATATCTTATTCATGACAATTAACTTTATAATACAAAGATAACACACTTTTGTGACATATTGGGACAAAAGCATGTTAACTTTATATTAAAAATCCGGGACAAAACTATAATTAAATTACTTAATTGTAACCACTCTGTCTTTTATCTTAGTTTTCATCTCACTAAGATTAGCAACAATCATGTTGATTTCTGATGCAGAAATCTGTGGTAGATTAAACTCATACTTCCTAGCTTCAGTAGAGAATCCATCTTTAACTTTTTCTGTTAGAGACTCTAACTCACGAATAGCATACTCTTCATCTAGTTGTAAGAAGTCAAAGCTTCTGTCATTCATAATCTGGTCTGCTTCAGCAACAGTGGTTAGCATGAATGGAAGATATTCCCAACATCTACCTTTCTCTCTACCAATACCTACAACCTTCATAGGATTATGAAGAGTCATTACAGTGGTATCACCACAAAGAACATAAGGAGCTGTGTATCCTGCGAAGTGTAATCCTGCAGTAGCACAATCTTGTGTAGACCAGTTACAATCTTCTTTAGGCATACTTACAACTTGTCCAACACGAATGTCAAATGTTCTGCTCCAGTTGTCAGTGAATCTATTCTCTTCTCTATTAGGAAGATCTAGATATAGTTCTGTTAACCCACCAATTTTAGTTCCATGTTCTACATAAACAGTTTCTGTGTAATCATACTCTTCCACTTCTCCTGTTCCATTACAAACATCACAGTCTTCCCATTCACCATCATCTTCCCATGGATCAGTATGCCATCCACCTTCACCATCACACTCTGAACAAATAGTAGATGTAAATGTTTTAGTTTGTGTTAAATGATCTTCATGTACAAGTTTGTACTCACCATCTTCTAAGAATACAGTGTAGTGATCTGGGTTCTTCTTCCATACAGCTTTCACCTTGTTGTAAGCATTACTCACAAAATTTACAAGCTCTGGAGAACCATGTAATGTAACAACATTACGAAGAGCTACAAAGAATCCTTGTTTAGTAATCTTAAAAGAATTCTCTGTTAAGAATCTATAAAGCTCATGTGCCACTTCAGCTCTAGGATTAAGACAACACCACATAAAGAAGTTTTTATGTGCCATATACTCATCATCTTGCATCAATTGATCACTGAACACTTCTTGAGAAGGTTCATTAGCCACTCTATCAACTATCTCAATGAATTTCTCCACAAGTAATTGAGGAAGACTTCTAGATGTTCCTGCTAGATAGACAGTGTTACCTTCCACTCTAAAGTCAGAAAGAACAGCAAGTATCTGAATACCTTGTTGTAATGCTTTGATTCTAGCAGTTTCAGCTTTTGCTTTCTCTACATCAGCCATCACTTCTGCAGAAGACATAATAGCTAATATCTCTTCTACAGATGTAGCTTCTGATACAGCATAGAAATCATCTTCACATGCATTAGGTTTGCTAAGAATAGCACCATCGTTTAACACTACTGTTAGTGTATCATTTACTATCTTCATACTGAAGAATGGTCGTTGAGGTGGTTTTGCTGTACACTTTTGGTCAACTGGAACATCTTGTTCCATAAGACTATCTAACTTGTTTGCAATCACTCTGTCAATTGACACTTCCACTTTGCTCTTGAACCAGTCAAGGCTTAAAAATTTGTTTTCCATTTTATTTATTTAATTAATTGTTTACTAATTCTTCTATTGTTTCTTCTGTAACCACTTCTTCATTAAGTCTAATGTTGTAGTGTTTTAGGTCCACTCTGTATCTGTAATACTTGAATAGATCAGCTAGTACATTTACAAGAGGGTTTTTGTCATCATAATATCCTACACCTACCATAAATGGATTCAAGAAAGGAAGTTTATCAAATATCTCTTGCATCTCCATCACTTCAGGATAGATGGTCATATCAAATAAATTATTCTCTTCAGCAATAGCTAACATAGATTCTAAGAACTCTCTAGCTGCACCACTACCACCTGAATAAGCAGGTAAGTAATAATTGTCAGCTGCATACTTAGATAACATGTTCAGTCTATCTTGTAGAGGTTTAGATGTGAATCCCACTTGATTAGATCTATCAAATGTAGCTCTGTATTTATCAATCATCTGTTTGATTAGATAAGCTGTAGCCATACGTTTGAATGGTTTGTTTTTCCCTTCCATAAATTGTTCTAATGATATTAAGTTATGTATTTCTGAATCCTTTATGATGTTTAGTTCTCTCTGAGAGAATGTAACCACCTTCATCTTTTGTTTCTGTATGCAACCATACAAAGCATCAAGCTTCATATAGTCATCATGATGTGTATACACCTTAAGATTCTTATCAGATTCTAGTTTTTCCAACTTATATATTGCAGGAACAAATTTACAGTTTCTACCATCACTCCATTTCTGAAGATCAGCAGCTTCTTTACCATTGATTTCTCCTTTAAGCTTTTGTCTTCTAACACCAGGAACTCCTGTTCCAATAGCAGATGGTTTGATTTTCTTCTTGCTATCAACAAATTGCTGTGGCACTACAAGCTCATCTAGATCTATAAAGTTGGCACTGATAAGAGATATTACATGTTGATATTCTTCTATCACTTGTCTCCATTGATGTTTTGGATAAGACTTAAGACCTAATGCATGGTAATACGTAGTGTTGTCAAACTTAGCAGGATGACCTAACTGCATAGGTTTAGCTGGCTTAACAAAGAAATTGTTATCACTCTCTTTACATGTAGCTCTTAGATAGTCTTTCTTGATACCAGGAATTCTATCTTGATACACATACACTTTAGCACTTCCATTACATATATTCTCGATATTGTATCCATACACATAATGTTTCTCCATGTCATGCATTCTCTTATATCTCAAAGAGTATTTACATTTGTATGAATTGCCTAAGAGAAACTGCTTATGTGCTTTATATACAGAAGCAAAATCCAAAATCTTCACTCCTTCTAGTTTAGGAATAGCTGGCTGTATTGTAGAGAACTTAACAAATGCATCAATTCTTTCCTTCTGACCATTCTCAAGAGTTAAATAATATCCATTCTTCTCAAGATAGTTGATAACAGACTTGATGTCATTACCATCTTCTATAGCTTCATTGTATTTAGTAACAAAGTAATCAGCTACATCAGTAAGTCTTTGTTTAATTATCACCTTGGCCTCTTGTGTATAACGCAATGATTCTCTATTTGGTGTTGGATAAAGTCCATCACTCAATGAAAATCTAAGAGCTACAGGAAAATCAATTCTATCAATACCAAGCTTCTCAAAGTCTAAAGGATAATACACATTGTCTAGACAAATATGTAATTTATCATCTGTACTCATCTCAGAGAACTGGAAGTGCTCATGTCTGCTAATGATGAATTCATTAGTGATAGATGAATCTTCTGGTACATCAAAGTATACACTCTCGAAATAACAAAGCTGTTCTTTAATCTTTTTATGGAACTGCCATTTGTCACTGTACTTAACAGGAATAATGATTTTTACACCATTACGTTCTGTTGTTTCTTTCTCATATAAAAGATCGATAGTGTTAGTATCTTCTCCTTCATACATCATGTACTTACGCTCCATACCATCTTTTCTACATACGAAGTAGAAACTAGATGAATATGCAAGAGGGGCTTTAAAACCAAGACCCATCATACCCAATTCTGTAGCACTGTCTCTTTTAGTAGACTTACCATACTTACTGATGATATTCTTCACATCTTCAGCATCTAGACCAATACCAAAATCTTCTACACAAAACTCGTGGTTGTTATAAGTAGATGCTTTGAATGATACAATGATTGGTTCATCAACACCTGCTCTTCTGTGACTGTCTAGTGCATTAGATGCACATTCTCTAATAGCAGAACCTATATCATCTGAATACAGGTTCTTACTTAACATTTGCATAAGGATTTGTGCACTATCTAAGTCTAGTGACATTCCAATTGATTCCTGTGCTTGTCCATCAACTAGGACATTTGCTTCTTTCTGTTTTTCTAAAATCATTTTTCTGTTTTTAAATTGTTTATTATTTCTATAAAGTCTTCTGGTAAGTAGACATTCTCCAACTCTATAAAGTTTTTGAATAGTGGAGCAATGTCTTCAGCATTATATCCAGCTAGTCCACAACCAATTCTTGTTATCATGTAATCTAATGATGGATGTTTTATCACAAAGTCTTCAAATCTATTTATATAGAATTCAATAACATCAAGTTCTAAAGTGTTAATCAATGAATCTTTTGTAGGTATTGCAAAACTACTACCATTAAATCCAAATCCTTGGTACATTGCTGCACCAAATTCATGATATGCTAAGTTTGCAGCACCACCACCATGAAGTCCAGCTTCATTACTTCCAAATACAAATATTTGATTTGGTTCTAATTTTTCTATTTCAAATGGTGTTACTTTCATATTGTTCCTCTTTTTACTAACCAAACTTGTCTACCATTAAGATCTTGTGACACTCTAAGATTGTGTCCATCAGCTGTAGGTATCCATGTTTTTTCCATTCTTGTATGAACAACACCATTTCTATCAGTGTATGAATAACCTGCAACTAGATCTTGTCTTGTTGTGCATCTAAAGTTTCCAAGTATTGGTTTTTTTGTGTGCCAATTCACTCTAGTTTTACTCATTGTTGGTGGTGTTAGCACTCTTAAATACTTGAAGTATGACTGACAAGAAATCATTATCTCATCACCTACTTGTAAATCTTCTGGTTTAATTAATACGTTTTCCATTGTTTTATAATTTTTAAAAAGGTGGATCAATGTCTACCCATAAGACAGTGTCACCATTGGTTTCATCTAATAATCTATTTACTTTCTTAAACACACCTTCTGTGTCCCAATCTACTCCTTTGTAACTTGCAGATGCTGGATGACTGACCTCAAACACATGTGTAAATATACCTGTGTATTTTTTGTATCTCGCAGCATCTTTTCCAAGAAAGACAATTGGTACACCTAAGTGGTTTATAATTTCCTCAAACAGATACTTGATGAATGGTTCCCATATTTCCATATGAGATCCAGCTTTATCTTTCTCTGTTGTTAAAGCAGCATTAAGCATTAACACTCCCTGGTGAGCTAAGAAGCTTACATCTGGGTTCTCTATAATATCTAAGTTTAGTCCATCATAGAATTCCTTTTCCATAGCTCTATAGAATTGGTCTAACGAAGGTTGAACTTGTCCTGTTATAGAACATCCCATAAGTAATCCATCTGCCACTGGAGCATCATTCTTAAATGTGTGGTATGGACACATGCCTACCAACACCACTTTAAGATCATCTAATGGTGTCTCTAAGAAACATCTCCAAACATGCATAGATATAGGAGCAACCTTCTTGCCTCTCTTACTCTCTGCTTTTAGAAATGCATAAATCTTATCACACTCTTCACTCTCTATGAATGGCTGCAACCTTGCATGCCAACTAGGGTGAAACTTGTCTTTAAACGCTTCCCATTTCATAATGATATTGTTCTTCCAAAGAATCTTGTTAATATTACTTCTAAATCTTCTAGGAATATATAGTCAGATGTATGGTCTCCTTTACCTGCCACTGACATTTCTAATATATTCTCTTCGAGTATTTCTAACTCGTCATCTGTTGCTCTCATAAGTCTTTTTCGTCTTTATAAATTTCTAATATTTCTTTTATGTTGTCAAAATCATAAGGTCTGCCTTTTAGTTTACAAACTCTAATCCAATCAGCAAATCCAATAGCAAATTCATCTGCTACTTGTTCGCATTTACTTTCCCAATCACTTGACCAAAATTCCATTAATATTAGTGCAAACTTTTCTTTTAGTGTCATATTAGTTCTTTTTGTGTTAAATATTGTTCAATAACTTTTAATCCATGTGCTTTGGCTAGATCAGCCCAGTCTTTAATTCCTTCATCTAGATAGATTCTTGGTACATTGCAATACTCAAATCCAAACTTATCAGTTATCATTTGAGAATTCTTTACACCAGTCTCATCACTATCGAAGCTCAATATTTGTCTGTCTGAGTTCTCTTTGATGTATTCAACGTTCTCTTCAGAGAAACATCCAAGACCTTCATTTTGAACTGCACAACAACATGGAAATACTTTTTTCATAACCATGTAATCCTTCTTACTCTTATTGATGAACGCAACATCACAATCTCTTATGTCATCTAGTCCATCCATCATAGTGATAGGTACATTATTTGGCATCCACTTATTCTTTTTGCCAGCAAATGGTCTGTAGAGTTTCCAATGTCCTTCATACAGATAACCAAACCTCAACTCTGTTTCCTTTAATGGAAACTTCTTCTTGTTAAGGAACAGTGTGTCTATTGAATATACATTGTTAGCTCTCAGATCATCTATGTCCTGATAATACCCATTCCAATAGGCCAGTTCTTCGTGTGTAAACTTCCTAGGTTTAACCTGAATGAAATATTCACGCTTAGATGTAGCTGTTGGTTGTGTATAATTAGAAACAATCCTCTCATAATTTCTTGTAGAGGACCCTGTGACAATCCCTAGATCAAAATCTCTATCAATCATCATCAATGCTTCACGCAATGATATATTGAATAGCATCATAACGAAATCAAAGCATCCACCTTTTCTGCTGGAGTCTCCAAAATCACAAAATCTCAATGCTCCTCCTCTATATCCTATAATGAATGATGGATTCTTTTCGTTTCTAAAGGGAGAATAAGTAACTACATTAATTTTCCAATTCTGATGTGGCATATAGAACTTATAAATATCATAATCAGATATCTTCTCTAGTATGCTATCAGGTGTCAAGTTTATTCTTTTTCTTCCTCGTATCATAGCTTTAAAATAAAAACCCCCACATTTCTGTGAGGGCTCTCATTAACAATTAATTGAATTAATAATCGTCACCATCATCAGAAATGTATGCATCAGAGGCAACTAAGTTATCATCTGGATTATAATCCTGAATTTCTTTGAATGTGTAATAGTCTTTACAACCATACTCACCTATAACGTTCACAACAAACTTCTCATGAGCTTTTAGATCACGAGGTTTCTTATTCTTAAGAGCATCTTGTGTCTTTTTGTTTCCATAATCAACAAGTCTGAATTGTTTCAAAGCATATCCACCTACAAACGCTTTGTTGTAGATTCCCTGATACTCTTTAGACTCTCCTTCTCTTTCTTTAACTATTACAGTGGCAAGAGCTACAACAGACTTAGCCCACTCACCATCGATTTGGTCTTTAATGTCTTTAACATTACCTCTCATCAACTTCTTCCATTCTATTTGAAGAACAGTGTCTGCATCACGATAATCAAGATCAGCCAACCATACACGCATAAAGTTGTAAAGATCTTCTTCACCTGTATATGCTATTCTGAAATCTCTTCCTTTGGTAAACCATTCAGCAAGATCATTTTCATCAGCTGCCCAAGAACACATACCAACAGAATTGATATATTGATGCTTGGTACCATCTTTGTTTTCTCTTTCTTTGTCTTCTAAGAAGAAGCTCACCTTGTACTTTTCATCATTGGTCACTCTTTGTAACCAGAAATCAACACGCAGATAGTTGTTTCCATCCTTAGTCTCACCTAAATACTCAGCAGCTTTGCTGTCTTCTTTAAGTTCCATTCCAAGAACATCTTTAAACTCTTCCAACGTTGGATTGATTGCAATTACATTTGCTTCTAGTAATCCTGTTTTAAGAACTTTCTCGAATGAATCGTTAGTTCTTTTTTTTCCACCTATATTCATAATTAATTTATTTTAAATAATAAAATTTACTTTGTGTTTTTTGTTTTTTTACTCTTCCTTTAATGTAAGAACATATAGTGGGAACAGAAAGATTATGTTGTTTTGCAACATCAGTTAAACTTTCCCATATAATTTCTTCTCCTGATTGAGTAACTTCTTTTATTTTAATTTTTCTAGTACTTCCTTTACTGATGTTTTTTCTATGCTCATCAGTTATTACTTGTAAAGCTCTTTTTTCTCTTATTAAAGCTTTAGTTTCTTCAGAGTGATTAAACTCTCCTTTTTTATGTCCTCTATTTTTACATTCTGATAATGCTTTTTTACATTTTTCAGATATTATTCCTGTTTTACCTCCTTTCGTTATATTTAATAAGTTATTTCCATCCTGTATACATTTATCTATCCAATAAATTTCTTTTTCTTCCCATTCATCAGTAAGAACTTCTTCAAGAATACTTAACTCAGGTCTAATACCTAAATCAAGTAAACTTCTTATCCATTCTGCTTTTTCTTCATTTTTTCCTTTTTTCTTATTTTTGGCTTCACCTATATGTCCCCAAAATCTATTAAAAGGATTTGTAGTTTTTCCAACATATCTAACTTCTTTAGTAGTAGGGTCACATAAAGAATATATGTATACAGTTTTCATTATCATAACAAGTAGTATTAAAAGTTTTTGTAAAGATATAAAAAAATAATACTACTTGTTAGGATTTTTTAATTTAGTTTATAATTCTTCTTCTTGTGAAAATACTTTTTCCCAAACCTTTCTAGTTTCAATTGGATTAACAATGTATTCATTTAATGCAATCATTGCTTCTTTTACTGTTGTAAAAGGAATTTCTTTACATCCTACTGAAATAACACATCCTATATTTAAGAATTTAATTCCTATTTGAAAATCTCTAAGAGCTTCCATTCTTGATGGTTTCCATTGTTCTACTGGTTCTGGCATTGCTGATACTTCATTCATAATTTTAATTTTAATTTAGTTATAATAATTATTCACTGTGTCTACCACCAACTGTAAGTTGTTTGGTATTTTTGTTTCTGAAAACATCCCATCAGGACTTTTAGCTGGTATTTTTCTATAACGATTTGTTACAAACTGATATGTAGCTGTACCATCTTTATTCTCTTCTACGAGTGTATAAAGACATACAGTTAACAATCCTTCTAATAACACTTGGTTATCGATTAGCTTACCTGCAGTTTTGATTTTGTATCCCACTACATCTTGACCATCCATTATTTCTTCTGGGTGACTAAGATAGAATACAGTGATGTCATCTCTTAATTGTCTAGCTGTTCTAAATAGATCTACCATGTCTCTAGCCATAACACTAAATTTAGTAAATCCTACTTCTGTAGCTTTAGACACCATGTTGAATCCCATAATGTAATTAGAGTCTTCAATGATGATGTTCTTAATGTGAGGAGCTTTCTCTGAGATGGTTTTTAACAAACGACTGATTTCATTTGCATCATCTATCTCTTTGTAATTTTTACTCTCTATGTTGTAAATCTTCTCACTACCCTTAAATGGGAGCTCCTTCTTTGCAACATTGATAATGTACGTTTCTTCTGGATTTAGGTGTTTGATTGCTGTACTCTTTCCAGTACCAGTCTGACCTACAATCCCTACTAATTTACTTGCCATTTTTTACTTGCTTTAATTATTAATATTAGTTTTTTTCACTTGTATAAAGATACGAATAATAATTTTAATTATCAAACATATTTTATCTTATTTTCATCAAAGAACTCTAGTGCTTTCTTCAACCATTTTAGTTCTGTAGGTTCAGTAGTACTGACAATATATATGTGTGCTTTCTTATCTGGTGTACTATATTCCATAGCCATACATCTATTAATCTTCTGTGCTAAATTCTCTGCATTACTATCAAAATAGTTAATAATCACTTTGTCCAATGGTTTGTATGTAACGCCTGTATTACCAATCTTCACAACAGCTAGGTGATTACCTTCTCCTTCAGCAAATTCTTCAAAGAGTTTTTTCTCAGTTGATTTACTATGATAGGAAGGAATTCCTAGACTGTCAGCTATTTTGGTAACACCACAAAACACTAACACCCTCTCATCAGCATGCTTACTTAACAATGCTTTGGTTGCTTTCACTTTAGCTAATGATGATTGTATTAGTCTCATTCTTGCAAGACGCATAAACATTGTATCAGATCCACTATTCTGTAACTTATTAACTACCCAAGTGAGAGCATCAAACTGTTTCTTTTCAGTTTTTTTCTTACCCTTGTAATCTTGTAATGTTATATTATCTAATGGCACTCTAATAACATGGATTTCATAATCCACAATAACTCCTTCCTCAATTGCTTTTTCAATTGTATAGGTTGCTATTACATGAAGATCTAATTGTTCTTCAATGGTTCGTTCTGTCCAACTTGATAATGTACCAGTGAGACCAAGAATCTGTCCATTAACATCGAACAGGTCCTTACACACTTCTATCTGAGCTTCACTCAGTAGATGTATCTCATCTATGATGACAACATCAAAGCTCTGATCAGCATACTTCTTTAATGATAGATGCGTAGTGTATGTGACAATGCTGTCATCAAACCCTAGTTCTTCAAAATCAGATTGCCAAGATTCTTTAATCTTGTTATCTGGATAAGCAATAAGAATGCTCTCAGGCTTAAGCTTGTTCAATGCATGTATACTAGTTCTTATCTTACCAAATCTTGGACATAGATTTAGTATACCAAACTTACCATGCTTGAGCCATACATCTGCAAATTCTTTTTGTCTTTTATCTCTTATTGTCATTTGTTTGCTTTTTCTATTAAATAATACCATAACCAAATTACTTTGGGTCTTATGAATTCATAAGCTGCCCATATCAATATATATTTCATTTTATCTGAGAAAATATGATTTGTTAGTAATTGATTCATAATCTGCATCAGTGATGTCTTTTTTTCTAGGAAGCTCTTTGAACATACCAATCTGACCTAAGAAGCCCAAACCAATACGCACATCATCTTCTCCATAAGAATTCTTAATTAGTCTCAAGCTTCTGAAATACTTCGCTCCATAAGAGTCTACTAATTTGTCTAAGTCATATCCAGATGGATCTGCCACCTTGTATCTAATAGGATCAAACAGGCCCATAACAACATCAGCATCATTCTGTGTTGATGAACTGTCTGCAAAATCCTCTAGTTGTGGTTCTACATCTCCATTTTTTATCCTACTAGGATTGGATATACTTCTATTGAACTGACTAACAACAACAGGACTATGACCATAAAAATCTCTAGCAAATCTCAGCTCGTCTGACATTTTATCTATAGCATCTTTTTTGGTTGGTTGTGCTGATGTTGTTTTTAACAATCCAATATGGTCAATTACATCAAGGGTGATTTCATTTGGATCATCTGGAATATATATTTTATTCCATTCATCCATTTGTTCAATTTTCCCTCTCTGAAGAGCATACGCTTTTAGTTCTTTAGCTATACCTACAGGGTTCTCTGGTCCATCAATAAGCGTAACCACTTCACACAACTCATTCATATAGTCTTTGTAGTGTAAATACAGGTCATGCTCATCTTTGGTCATAGTTTCTTTCCAACCAAGAAGTTTAGCTACAGGAATAAGAATTCCTTGGTCTATAAAGATCTTGCGTGACATCCATTTAGCCATTTTATAAGCTCTACTTCTCTCCATAGATCTATACCAAACCTTCACCTTGATTCCTGAGGCTCTTCCTTCCTTAGAAAGAGACCAATCAACAGGATTAAGAACAAATGCATCATCAATAAATGATGTTTTACCTGAACCAGTGTTACCACCTATCAAATAATACATACTTTTACGAATACCTACATAGTTGGTAAGTCTATCAAAACCCATAGGGATTCCTTTATTCTTACCAGATAGGCCTTTGTTCACTTCTGCATCTAATATGTCAAAACTCATATGTCAGTTCCTCCTTTTGGTTTTTGTGTGTTAGTGTTCACCTTTGCTCCTTCTCTAATTAAATCAACAAAGCCTCCAAATGATCTTTGTTTTAGATATACAGCTGAGCCTTGCATAAATGTAAGTCTGTTAGCATTATTAGCAATAGAAGCTTCTTTCTTTTGTAAGATTTCAAACTTCAATGCTTCTATAAGCTCTCCAGCTGTATATTCTCCTTCTAGTATTATCTTGTCAAACTTTAGTCTACAATCATCTTTGTACAATCTAAGAGATCTTGTTCCTTTAAATGTTTTACCCTTATAGGTAAATTCATCTGTACCTGGATAGGTCTTCCACCATTCTTCAAAATCTGTTGTAGGAGGTCTTCTCTTTATAGTTTTTGCTCCTCCTTTGATATCTAAGAAGTCCAATAGGTCTCTACCTAATGTTGTGAGCTTGTCATCAGTAGTTGTTATTAACGCTTTTCTTATCAAAGCTTGATAGACAGCAGCAATCCTCATGCTTCCATCACATAGTGGGGCAACATCATATTGCTCGTCTATCAGCTTTAATAAATATAAAATGTCTAGGTTATAACTTCGTTTGATGAGCTCTTCGAATTGTTCTGGTGTTACATTCAGTCTCATTTGTTGTTATAGGTGTTAAAACTTGTATAATTGCAGGTAAACGTTTCTTACGATCCTGCTCTTCCTCCCATTGTTGCCATGCTATTTCAACATCATGTTGTCTCTCCATAGCATAAATATGGTCATTTGGATACTCCCAGTCCTCTAACCAACTCATTATTCAGATTTTTTAGGTCTTCCAACTGGCTTTTTATCAACTGGTGCAATAGCTGGTTTTTTCTTTTTCTTCTTGTAATATTTCTTCTTTGGAACTGCTGGTTTAGAAAGATCAGTCACCTTTCTAGGTTGAAACCTATCAAGGTCATCAAAGTTAAGTTTAGGCTTTTCCTCTTTAATCTCATGTGCATTTCTAGTTAGAATGTATAAAAATACAATTGATGCAATAGCTATTGCTGGAATAATAATAAATAAATTGTTCATAATGTTTACGATTTAATTGTTAATGATTTGATTCTTAGCCCAAACTGCATGTCAAACCATTGAAATGTTGATTCAGCTCTTGCTTTGTTAAACTTAAAAATTTTCTTTAATAGAGGAATAGCATAACGCTTAAACTCCTCATGTTGTTCTGGTGTCATGGTCCAATTGAAGTACCACATGTCATCATCTAATGTGTCCACCAGTCTTTTACCAACCATATCAAGTTGATACTCGATGAGGTGTCTGGTAATGTTTGATCTGTTAATTTTAGCTTTCATTAGAAAAGATTTAATTGGTTAGGAATAAAGACTGTTGTAATTCTTTTACCTTTAGTCTGGATCTTTGTGATTATTCTGTTGGCTTTCTCAATATAATAATCATAGTTGACATTGTCAACAGCACTGTTCTTAGGTAGGTAATTACAAACTTTACACACCCATTCACCTGCTTCTATCTGACTGATAGCTGCAGCTCTAGTTTGACATTCAGCATTCTTTATCTTGAATATTTTATCACCAGTGTTAGATACATAATATCTAATCAGTTTATCATACACTGTCACTTCTCCTGTAGATCTATTAGTTCCTTCATAATGGAAACTTCTAGTAGCTTTCTGTCTTAAACAAAAATCATATAGATCACTATGATTTCTAATAGTCTCAGCAACAGGAATATTATTAACAAAATAATTTTCCAAAGCAATGGGAACAATCCTTGCACTCTTGTTTTTATGCAATTCAAAGTCAGTAAGGAAATCACCTTTCTTTTTAATTTCTCCATTGGTCATAATTGCTAAATAATCATTTACAGTACTAAAGATAATCTTGGAATAGTCAGTTCTCTCTAACTCATATTGAGTTATGCTACACCACCATTCATTAAGCTCATACATTAAAGGAATAAGGTCTTTCTTAATTCTAATAGTTACACCATCTGTATTTGCAGAGATCACATGTATGCCATTGGTTTCATATTTTTCAATAAGCATCATCAAGCTAAGCTCACCAGTTATAGTGGTGAACATAGTGAGTTGCCTATCATATATCCAATTTTGCATATCAGATGACTTACCATACACAGAGTTAACTGCAAGTTTAAGTGCTCCAACAATTCCTTTAATCTTCTTATCGCTTTTTGCAAGGGGTTTAAGTTCCAATCTCTTATCAAACATCTGTTTGTATCCCCTAAGGAATTCTTTTCCTAAATGAGCAGGAAATTTACCATTGTTGATAATAATAGCTGGATAATAAGAACTAACATCCCAATCGATTATCTCGTACTCTTCATCAGCTTCAAACACCTTAGGTGCATTCTCTGTATGAAGACCACCTTTCATAAAAGAATATACATTCCCATAGAAATGTAATTCTTCTTTGAAATCATCTTGAAGACCCAATTGAGCCTTCTTTATTCTCTTTAAGAAATCACTAAGTTCTGTAGTCTCAAAAACTACGTATTTAGCAATGCAATCTTTTAAGTGTATATTCTTTCTGAAAAACCCTTTTCGAGGAAGTTCCTTATACTCAATACCTTTCTCTTGGCAATAGAACTTCTTGATTATTTCATCACCTATCTTACTGTCTGAATAGTTCAAACAAGAAATACCAAACTCAGCTTCAATATCTTGTCTCAGCTCTATTTGGTTGTTTCCTTTGTATAAGGGATGATCAGTGTCACCCATGGTGACTTTATAAAACTCATAAGTTGCATCCACATCATTGTAACAATAGTCTATAGTGAGATCTATCTCTTCTTTAGTCATGTTTGTTTTGCTATGATGTATAGGCATTTCTTCAATGTTCTCTAAGTCCATTTCAAACTCTAGTCTTTTTAGAGAGACCATCCTATTTTTATTATTGTAGTGCATCAAAGCAAATAAGTCTATTATTTTAAAACTTAAATCACTTTCTCTATATTTTGGAAAAACTTCATAATTTGCATCGTGTATTGTATCTTGAGCAACTTGTGCAATCTTTGCACATATTTCAAGACCAGACAATTCATGCCATTTATCATAATTCCTAAGAATATGCTCAATTACTTGGCTATCAAATCTTAATCCATTATATGTTACAAAGTAATGATCGTTCTTTTCTTCAAAATATCTTGCCATACGATCTATTGTATTTTTCCATCTACTAACTTCAAACTTACGATACTTATTAGTTTGAGGGTCATAACAAACGCATAAAAAGTATTCTGCCATTGTTTCTATATCTGTTACTATAACTTTCATCTTTGTATTTTTAATGTTCTTAAATATGTGTTTCTTCCTATAGAAGATGTTATTGTTGCAATATGGACATTTAATAAATCTGCTAAAGGTCTAGAGTTAATAGTTCCTATAAATCTATGAAAACAATCATGTATTGTATATTTACCACTATTAACTTTGATTTGATCAAATATATTATTCCAATAAGCTTTTACATCTTCTACTGATTCATTTTCATCAAGAAATATAAACTTACTAGATTCTGAATCAATTAAATTCTTTTTAAAAAATTTTACGTTCATCTTTCTATGAACATTAGGAGCTACAATATTGAAATGTTCAGCACACTTATATAAATCAGTAAAGCTTTGATAGAACTCTCCATAGATAGTATAAACCATTACTTTTCTTTTAGGTGCAGAATTACTCATTCTTACTCTAGTTTCATCAGAAACTGCACGCTTTCCTTCAGGGCATGTAGGATCAATATTATATCCATGTTTTCTATTATGGGTATCTAACATATTGCACCAATAGTTTTCTTGAGAATAGATATGTTCAGGGTTACACTCTTCAAGTGTTTCAAATATAAAGTTTTGTTCTCCATGTTTATTAAAAGAACTTTGTAGATGGGTATTATGATGTATACCTGCTCTAAGTTTCCATTTATGCATACATAATCTATTATATAGATCTATAGTTGCACCAATGTAACTTTTATTTGTAACTAAGTTTTGAATAATGTAAACTCCTGAACTCTTTCTCATAATGATATTATCTTAATGATGCAAATATAAACATCATATTTGAAACTACCAAATAAACTTATTAACAATCTTTTATATCTTATTTTTTAAAAAGTTATTTATTTGGTCAAATAACCAACCTGTTAAATATGCTTCAGGTTCATCATTGAATCTATCTAACTCAATTCCTTTGTCTTGATAGATATAGTTCTTTAAGTGCACTATTTCATGGGCTATTATAGTTCCATCACTATATTCAAATGCCATAATATACTCACTAAACTTATCAGGCACTCTCATTGTAATAGCACCATAATCTGACAAAGATTTTGTCCCATATTTTTTCTCAACATAAGACAAGTCTTTATCTAATATGATAGTTAAATCACACTCATAAATGGGTATTCTAATTGTTTTCTTTCTCATATCTTATTTGGTTTTAAATTAAAAATATTAAAAAAATTGTAAACCAAATAATTATTGGTTCTAATAACCCACCAAACCAAAACCTGTCGTAATATTCATAACACTCATTTAACTCTTTTTTGATTTTTTTTAATATTTTCATATCTTATTTGTTTTTAAGGTTTTCAATAAATTCTATTACTTTTTCACACATTTTAGATGCAGAATAATCTCTACGTTCTGTTATTTCTGAATATAGAAAATCTAATATCTGTTCTTGTTGCCATTTAGCACCATTGATAAAAGCCTCTTGTTTTATAATATTAATAATATCTTTTGATTTAACCCCATAATCTGTTGGATATAACCTTTCAATAGTTTCTTCAACTGTTTCTTGTTTAGGTTCTTCAGGTCCACAATCACAATATGTTGTATGACCACAATAGCATTTTGTTTGTTCTTCATTAACTTTATCTCCAATAAGCATAACTATATGTTTCTTTTTAGCTTCTTCTTTTGGAATAATGATTTTGTATAAACTGCCAAATGGTCTTATTGGAGCAGTTTTTACAATTTCAACCTCCTCACAACTTGGATTCTTAATAAACCATTCTAAAAACTCATCATCAATAGATTGTACACCCTCTTTGATTAAGTCTTTGTTGTCTGTTAATATTATTTTTTTACAATAGCTTGGCTGTTTTTCTTCCATATTTAACCAAACCTCATTGCATTTATAAATAGAATCATTGCATTTTGTATTGTCTAAACATAAATACCAATCTCCTTCTTTAATTTCTTCATCAGAAGTGATGTAGATGTTTTGTTTTTCCCAATTCTTTGTCCACATATCAGCTCTTACTCCTAATTGTAAATTATACTTAGGTTTACAGTCTAATTGAATTGCTAACCTACTTGGTTTATCTGTAGGTAGAATATATATGTTTTTCATAATGTTATTTTTTTTTAAATTACTAATGTTGTTGCAAAACACATAAAAAATAATCTTGTATATTTTTTACCATACACGTTATAAGTTGGAAATTTCTTAAAACCCAACCATTGTCTGTGAATTTCTATTTTCATAATCTTATTTGTTTTTAAATGTTACGTTCTTCATTGTCTCGTTGTTTTTTTATGGTCTTTCCAATCTAGCCAAAAACCTATTGCTACAATAATGTTCATACCTAAGGAAGCTATGATTTCATAAATGTCTTTATAGACGTTTACTGATAGATGAATATGTCCCACCATCCAAAAAGGAATAGCAAGATTGTTTGATATCCACCTAACTAAATAATTTATGAACCTCATAGCTCACAAAGATAATTAAAAATATTATATTATTATAACAGATTTAGTTATTAAAGTAGTATCTGATATGGTCAGAATAGATCACCACCTTCTTTGGTGTATCAGTGAATGAAACAATGCTTGCAGGCACTTCAATACCTATTTCTGCAGGCTGTCTTTCAATTGGTTTTTCTAAGATTTCTTCACAGATCTCTTGTACAACAGGCACTTGTTTTGCTTCAATGTCTGCAACAATCTCTTCCATTCTCTTATCAAAGTTATCCCATAGAGAGCCTGGCATAGGATCAAAATCCATTATAACAGCTTCTTTTACAATAGCTGGTCTTGGTGCTTTCTTTCTAACATAAGGTCTTTTAGTTGGACCTGTGTAAGTATTGGTAATCTTTCTTGTCATCTTTGACAATCTTAAGACTTTACCATAAACTCCAGCTACTGGTCTTTTCCATTCTTTTGCTAATTCATCAGCAATGATTGCTACAGGCTTACCTGTTCTGATTTCTTGTTTGATTTGATTAATCTGTTTTGGTGTGTAATGTTTCATGATTTAAAATTTATTTAGTTATTTAATTATTCTTCTTCTAATCCTTCGTCTAGTGTTACATCCCAGTCATCAAGTTCTTCGTCTGGTACTAGTGATAACACCACTTTATCTTCTATAATTATAGGATATACAGAGTCTTCTTCATCATCTATTTCAATATCAACATAACCATCAAACTCTCGTAAGAGGTAATTGATATCATCTAGTGTAATGTCTCTGAGTTCATCTGTATGCTCTCCTTCATCCCACCAACCTATTTCTTCATGTGTAGCTATAACATCTTTATCATTGATTAAAATACCTAGTTCTACAGGTACACCATGTTTAGCCATAAATGCATCAGGGTCTTCAGGTAATTCTTCAAGCTCAAAGAGCTCAATGAATGGTTCTATTACACCAACAGATATTCTATTGGTGAAAAGCATACCCACCTCCAATTCTGGAGGCAGATAGCTCTTTAATACAATTTCAGCTGGATACCACATTAGAACTTCACTTTAATTGGTTGTTCAGCTATTTGATATACAGAACGTACACTTGCAAGTCTCAACAATATATGAAGCTGTTCAGCCTCTAAATAGTCAATCTCTTTCTTAGTGCACAATCCAATGATTTGTATCCCATCACCTGTGTCTACTAATTGCATAGCCACTGCTTTCTTTAGGTTATCAGCCCATTCTTCATCATCACTGAAATACAGTGTATGAACTGTTGCATGCTCTGCAGCTCGTAATTTATGATAATCATACTCATGTTTATCATTGATGTAGATTTCTTCTCTGTATAACACATCACTTGTGTTATTAATTACATCTTGAATTTGTTTACTCAGTGTTGCCATTGTTTTCTGTTTTTAAGGAGTTAATTGCTATTTGTACTGCTACTTTGTGTCCTTCAACAGCATCTTCGTAAGATGTATATCTCTCTTGATACTCTTGATCGTTTGGTCCACCAAATATCATAGTTTCCCATAACACTGCTGTTTGTTTCATAATGTTATTTGTTTTTAATTAATTTTTCTATTTGTGAAACATCCACAGTTAAACACAAAAATCCATTATAGATTTGAATTTTAGGTAGTAAATGTGAATATGTATCTTTAACACTAAATGTATTTTTTATATACATAGCAATTTCAATCATATCATTACAATTTAATTGATTGAAACATAATCTTTTCCAATGTGGTAAATGACTTTCTTCTATTGTATCAATTACTTTGATACTACAATTTGCTTCAAAATGTTTTTTAAATTCTTTTAATTCGTTACTCATAATTTTATTTGTTTTTAAATTCTTCAATAAATTGTTCAAAATTCGTATCGCCTTCTCTGCCTAAATATAACCTACCAACGTGAAAAGCTTGTTTCATATCTTCCTCACTATAACCTTGTTCATTTTCTATTTCTTTGGCTTGTTCTTCTAATTCTGTTAATATATGTGTAGGCATCTCAATAACATAATTTGATTGGTCTTTAAGACCCGCACTATCATACTTTTTTAATTCTTCTACTAACCATTCTACTGCTGTTTGTTTCATATTATTTGTTTTTTTTAAATAAATCTATATCCATTATAATCGCATTTTTCGTTTGAACACTTTGTGTTTTTTTGTGCTGGAAAAGAAGTTAAAATAACATTAGGTTGTGAATCAAATAATTCACTTCCACATTTAGGACAAGCTATTCCATTTAATCGTGGTGCATTAAAATCAACACGAGTTCCATAAAATGCTAAAGCATTGTTTTCCTCTAAAGTTTTTAATTGTTTTTTCATAATCTTATTTGTTTTTAAATAATTGAAATGTTTCTCTTAATAAATCCATCTGCTCAATATTAGTATTCCCAAACTTATATTGCATAAGCATTGTTTGTGTAAAATTTAATACTTCTTCCTCACTATAACTTCTTTCTTGTTGCCATTTAGCACCTGCTATAAAAATACTTCTAGCTATAGCATTGTTATCACCTCCATACATCATATTAATAGGATATACTTTTTCAGCAACTTCTTCTATTGTTTCACGTTCTTTTTTCATATCTTATTTGTTTTTTATTTCTTTTAAAATTTCATTCAGTGTATAACCTATGTAACATAGGTTTACTGATATAATCGTTAATGTTAATTCCATATCTTATTTGTTTTTTACTATTTCTATTAATTTTTTAAGACATTCAAGTTCTGCTTCTTCATAAGTTTCAAATCTATTAATAGATTTATCTTCAATTCCATGATTGACATAACTACCATTTATTTGAGTTACAAATCCTAATGTATTATCAAATGCATAAGATTCTCTAACGTGAGAATATAACTTATACTTCTCTCTAAACCATCTAAATGCTTGTTGGTACAGTGGTGCTTCTACTACTTCACCATAAGAAGTTCTACTACCAAATGATAGTTGTTTATTAAAATAATAACTTAAACATTCTTCATCAAATCCTAATTCTTTTAAAGCTAATGCTTGTTCGTAGGGTATAAATTCATTTGTCATCTTATTTCTTTTTAAATTGTTCTACAATCATTACATTCATCATTCTCGTCTAAATCTGCGTGTATGTTACAAAAACTACCACAAGAAGGACATTTATCTTTTTGTTCAAACTCTGAACTTGGGTAACTATTTTTTGTTTTCATTTTTTATTATTACAAAATTATTTAATTTCATCCATTCTAAAAATTGAGATACAGTCCAATCATCATTTGATAGTTCTTGGTGTTCTCCACCTTCTTCAAACTGATTAATAAAACCTTGTAGATAATTGTGTTCTTCAAGAGTAGTTTCTTGTATAGGTAATGATTTTATTTCAGACAATATTTGTCTTGCTCTATCATTACTTTCTTTAAACAATTCTTTTCCTTTTAATCTTTCAGCAGCATCTTTAAGTGCTTGGTTTGGAAGCTCAATAGTGTCTTCTAAACATGTACAGTCTTCTAATGACTTATTACAATCTTTACATTCTTGTTTCATAATTAAAATCTGGTATATAATTAGGGTTAACAATTAAACTTACACTGTCTATAGATTTAAACACATTGTTTGCTGTAAACTTCTCAAGTGCTTCCATTATATTGTCTGCATCAACAAATTTTTCTAGGTCTGTGGCTTCATCATTACGTTCTGCCCAATAACATATTAAATATTTTCTCATAGCTTAATAAGTTTTATGAAATTCGATAAACCATCCTTTGTCTATAATCACTCTAAGACAAGTGTCATCATCAAATAATTGAATAGCCACTCTTGTTCCTCTTTCATCTAAACATTCTACAATCTGATATGTATCACCA